TTTATCGTATTGGAAGGGGAGAGCAAGGAGTTCTATTGGTTCGCCCTTATACTGACAATATCTGTGCTCATTGGAGATTTAAGACACCAGAGATTGCAGTAAAATCATCTAATAAAATATTTGCAATGTATCTTGATTATCGTGATGAAAAAGATTTCATCGGTATGGATATGTGTCGTAAGTTTCTTGAAATGGGTTTTACTAGATCAAGGAGATATGCCAATCATAGAGATGGTAAAAAGTATGATAAAGAAGGTAATATAATACCCCAAGAAAAAGATCATGCTACTTGTCATTTTGCTAAATCTGCTAATATATTTAAGAAAGTTCGTGACATAGTTGCAAAAAACGAAACATATGTTAAAATGAGAAAACAATGGAGATCAGAGGAATGATTTTTTTAGCTTGCCCACCAGTATATACTTTACCTGGTACATGGAGTGATCCAGATAAAATTGCTAAGTGTAATGATACTTTAATACCACATTTTACATTCAATCCTGATTTTACTTTTGGTATTTCAATTGCAGTAATTACTATTCTGTTAGCAGGTTATGGTGTTTATAAAGGATTTTTTGCAAACAAAGGATTGACAGATCCTTGGGACGATCACGATGACTAAATTAATCGCAAAGAACGATCCACAATGGTTTGCACAGACAAGTGATAAACTATATGATCGTCACCATTATAAGATAGTTTGCCAAAACAAATCTTTTGTGGTAGAATCTTGGGACGAGGTTCAAGAATGGTGGTGGAATAATTGTCGTTCACCTTGGTTTGAAGGAACAGTTATTCACGTTGTTGATAAACCAAAACCAAAATCGAAAGGTTTTAAATAATGAGTGATTTTATATGGGTTGAAAAATACAGACCCACTACAATTGATGAATGTATCTTACCCAAAGGTATCAAGAAAACTTTTCAAGATTTTGTTGAAAGAGGTGAGATACCAAATATGTTATTGTCAGGTCCACCAGGCATTGGTAAGACCACAGTAGCAAAAGCATTATGTCACCAATTAGGATCAGATTATTATGTCATTAATGGATCGGATGAAGGACGTTTTCTTGACACGGTTCGGAACAGTGCGAAGAACTTCGCATCTACAGTCTCTCTTACAAGTGACTCGAAACATAAAGTCATCATCATTGACGAAGCAGACAATACCACTTCCGATGTACAGCTCCTTCTCAGAGCGAGTATTGAGGAGTTCTCCAAAAACTGCAGGTTTATCTTTACCTGTAATTACAAAAACAAAATTATCGACCCTTTACATAGTAGGTGTTCTGTTGTTGATTTCTCAGTTAATAAAAAAGACAAACCAACAATAGCAGCACAATTCTTCACAAGATTAAATTCTATTCTAGAAGAAGAAAAAGTAGAGTCGGATAAAAAAGTTTTAGCAGAACTTATTAATAAACATTTTCCAGATTGGAGAAGAGTTCTTAATGAGTGTCAAAGATATGCAGTTAGTGGTAAAATAGATAGTGGTATATTAGCTGCTTTTTCAGATGTTTCTGTAAATGACCTTATTAAAAATCTTAAATCAAAAAACTTTTCTGAAGTTCGTAAATGGGTTGTCACAAACTTGGATAATGACACTTCTGTTCTATTGCGTCGTATTTACGATAGTCTATATGATTCATTGGAGCATAGAAGTATCCCTGCGGCTGTCCTTATTCTGGCAAAATATCAATTTCAGATAGCATTTGTCGCAGACCAAGAAATCAATCTTCTTGCTTGCTTAACAGAAATCATGGTGGAGTGTGAATTTAAATGAACTCAGAACAATTCTGTAAAACAGAAGAGTGGATAGAATTTAGAGATGCCTTGTGGAAAAAGTTCTATCACATGGAAAGTTCATTATATTTTATAGAAGATAAACAAGAGTGGATAGAAATGGGATGTCCTAGAGGTCCTCATCCTATGGACTCTGGACATTATATCAAGTGTTCTTACTGTGGTTGGTATGGTCAACCAGATGGAAAGAATTTTTTATTATTTGATCACATTTTACCAGTATATAAGTACCCACATTTAAGATTAAATGAAAGTAATCTTACTATCTGTTGTGCTGAATGTAATAAGAAAAAGGGTGGTCTTGTAGGTGATCCTACAAGGTTGACAGATATAATGCTACAGTATCAAGAAGATGCTGAGAGTAATCTTAAATTAGACTTCATGAATCCTTCTAAATTTTATAGAAAGATGAAGAAGATAGACGGGATGTATCATGAATACTTCGTACCGTTTAAAGGACTTAAAACACATCAACTATATGTGGGAGCATAAATTCAAATGACTATTAAATTAATTCGTATGTGGTCTGGTGAAGATGTAATCGCCGACGTTATCGAAGAAAATGAGTACACAATTACGATGGAAAATCCAATCGTTGCTGTGCCTTCTCAACAACCAGGACAAATTGCATTTGCTCCTTGGTCTCCTTTACATGCTAAAGGTAAAATAAAAGTTACTGAAAAGTATGTTGTTTATATGGGAGAACCTCAACCAGAAATTATTGAACAATATAATTCAATGTATGGTAAGATATCAACTCCTACTAAAAAATTGATTATTTAATTATGACTAAATCTTTTACAAAACTAAAACATCAAGTGAAATCAAGTAGATACTATCTCTTTTGGGGTGCTGCAACTGTCGCAGTTATGGCAGGTCAAATCTATGTTGGTAATGGATATCGTAAGATGTCTGAAAAAGTTGGTGATCTTACCGAAATGCTTGGACTTAAATTTGAAATGGAATTACTAGATAGACGTAGATATCCAAATGGAGTTGTACCATTAGATTTAAGTGATATTAATCCTGATGATTATATCATTTGGGAAGAAATTAAGTAATGTCTCTTAAAGCTCTTAAAACACCACTCAGATATCCTGGTGGTAAATCAAAAGCAATCAAAACTTTATCACAGTGGTATCCTAAAATTATCACAGAATATCGTGAACCATTTATTGGTGGTGGTTCGATTGCAATTGATATTACAAAATCAAATCCAGACATACCAGTTTGGATAAATGATTTGTATGTTCCATTGTATAATTTTTGGGTACAGTTAAGAGATCGTGGTGAAGAATTATCTGAGAGAGTTCGTGAAGAAAAACAGAATACTCTTGATGAAGGTGATAAAGAAAAAGTAACTGCAAGTGCAAAAGAATTATTCAATAAGTACAAAGAAGAAATTGATACTTATGATGACTTTGAAAAAGCAGTGGCATTTTTTATAATGAATAAATGTAGTTACTCTGGATTGACAGAGAATAGTACATTTTCACCAACAGCATCTAATGCTAATTTTTCATTAGTTGGTGCAGATAAATTAAATGAGTATTCAAAGTTAATTCAACATTGGAAGATTACAAATATAGATTACTCGGAAGTTATGAGTGCAGAAGGTTCCGATGATACATTTGTATTCCTCGATCCTCCATATGATATTAAAGATTTTTTATATGGTAAGAATCGTGAAATGCATAAATCATTTGACCACAATTTATTTGCAGAAAATGTTTATAAATGCAAACATAATTTTATGATTACCTATAATGTAAATCATCGTTTAATGCAAATGTATGCAGAATATGAATTAAATTTTTGGAATTTAAGATATTCAATGGCACATAGAGGAGAGAAAGGAACTGATGATAATGTTAAACAAGAATTATTAATAACTAATTACAACATAAATCCAGTAACACCAATAGAAGAATTACTAACTACATGACAGAATTCATTCAAAGACATATCGGTATTACCGAAACAGAACAGGCTCAGATGTTAAAAGATTTGGGTCTTTCTTCGTTAGAAGAATTAGTAAGAGAAGTAGTGCCAACTTCAATCTTACTTCGTGGTGATGATAATTTACCAGAACCCTGTAGTGAACAACAGGCACTTGAAGAGTTAAAAGAGATAGCAGAACATAATGTTGTAAGAAGATCCTTAATAGGTCAAGGATATTATGGAACAATTACACCACCAGTTATACAAAGAAATGTATTTGAAAATCCTGCATGGTATACATCTTACACACCATATCAAGCAGAGATATCACAGGGTAGATTAGAAGCACTATTCAACTATCAAACACTGATTACAGAACTTACTGGACTCCCAGTTGCAAATGCATCATTGTTAGATGAAGGCACTGCAGCTGCAGAGGCAATGTTACTTGCACATAGTCAAAGTAAGAAAAAAGATTTTATAGTTGATGATAAAATATTTCCACAAA